AATTCAAACGAGACAGTCAAAGGCTTTGTTCGGGCAAAGGTCGTGGACAGCACATGTGGGCGGAATGAGAACGGTTATGGGTAAAGAGGCCATTTTTCACCTTGTCCTAAAGCCGCTTATCGAACGTAACTACTCCGAGCGCAAAGCGGGAAAACAACCTGACGAATGGTATTGGGCTGATCGCCTAGCTGTGTCGTGGGGTTTCTTTGTCTAATGGCCTATCGTCAAATATCCGATGACTTCGCGGAAGATGTAATCGAAGAACTGCTGACACGCCTCGAAACCGGCGAAGACATGGCAAGCATTTGCAGCGACAAACGAATGCCAAGTGCTTCCACATTCTGGCGATGGTCCAAGGCAGATGACGATCTTGCAACGCGTATCGTGCGCGCGCGCGAGATTGGATATTACATTCGTGCCGACAAGGCCGTGAAGGAAGCGAAAGAGGCCACAGACGCATCATTGGGCCGCTTGGCCTTCGATGCAGAGCGGTGGCGGCTTTCGAAGTTGGCAAATGCCTTCAGTGACAAGGTAAAGCATGTAGGCGGGGACGATGGCGACAATCCAATCGCCTTCACCGGCTTTGACATCAGGTTCATCTAGCAGGCGGCTCTTGGAGCCTCCGAAGATATTCAAACCCCTTTGGTCGCCAGCACGCTACAAAGGTGCGCACGGTGGACGAGGAAGCGGCAAGAGCCATGCGTTCGCTGAAATGCTGGTTGTCAGGGCTACGGGCACAAAGGGCTTCAGGGCGGCTTGCGTTCGTGAGGTGCAGAAGTCGCTCAAGAACAGCGTTAAGCTGTTGGTGGAAGACAAGATCAGGGCGCTGGGAGTCGCGCACCTTTTCACGATATTGGAAGCGGAGATAAAGACGCCCGGTGGCGGCGTCATCATGTTTCAGGGTATGCAGAATCATACCGCTGACAGCATCAAGTCGCTTGAGGGCTTCGATGTTGCGTGGGTGGAAGAGGCGCAATCGTTAAGTCAAAGGTCGCTTGACCTGTTGCGCCCGACGATCCGCAAGCCGGGAAGCGAATTGTGGTTCACCTGGAACCCGAACAAGCCGACCGATCCTGTTGACGTATTGCTAAGGGGTGAGCAGCCGCCATCCGATAGCGTGGTGGTCGAGGTCAATTACGACAGCAACCCCTATCTGCCGCAGGAATTGCGGGACGATCTGGAGGACGACAAGCGAAGGGACCCGGACAAGTTCGCGCATGTCTGGGGTGGGCATTATTCGCTCAACAGCGAAGCGCGGGTATTTCGCAACTGGACGATTGAAGAGTTCAGTGCGCCAAAGGATGCAATACACAGGTTCGGGGCCGATTGGGGCTTTGCCGTTGATCCCACGGTTTTGGTGCGTTGCCATGTCGATGGCCGCAAGCTGTTCGTGGATTACGAGGCATGGCAGGTCGGTTGTGAGATCGACAAGACGCCCGCCCTGTTCGACACGATAGAGGGCAGCCGCAAGTTTCTGATCCGCGCCGACAGTGCCAGACCGGAAACGGTCAGTTACATGAAGCGGCAGGGCTACAGGATTACGTCTGCGATCAAGGGCCAAGGCTCGATAGAAGACGGCATCGAGTTTCTGCGCAGCTTCGACATTATCGTTCATCCTCGATGCGCCAAGGTGATCGAGGAACTGACGCTCTACGCTTACAAGACCGATGAACACACCGGGGAAATTCTCCCCGCGCTGGAAGACAAGAACAATCACACGATAGACGCGCTGCGCTACGCTTTGGAAGAGTTGCGCCGCTCTGGCTACAAGCCCGGTGCAGCAACACCGAAGGCTCGCCGCGACCCCTATACAGTGACAGACGACGAGGAGGCTGATGGATGGAAGGTCGCGTAATCGACAAGCCTCTGAAAGCCGATGCGTCGGTGCACCGCTATTGCGAGATGTTCGAACAGGCGGAATGGACGACACAGGACGCCCGCAGGCTGTCAGAGCGTGACCGCGACTATTACGATGGCAAGCAGCTCACCGATGCGGAGATAAAGACGCTCGAAAAGCGCAAGCAACCTCCGGTCGTCTACAACCGTATTCAGCGCAAGGTGGACTTCCTCTCCGGTCTGGAAAAGCAGCAGCGCAAAGACCCCAAGGCATTCCCTCGCACACCCAATGACGAAGGCGCAGCCGACGCCGCAACCGATGCAATCCGCTATGTCTGCGACGACCAGCGTTGGGATATGAAGCGGTCCAAGGCATGGAAGCACCTTCAGGTCGAGGGCACGGCAGCCATCATCGTGGACGTGCAGGAAGTGCCGGTTCGCCCGCAGTTGCAGAATACCACGGCGATGACGCCCGTTCGCACGTTCGATCCGCGCATTACCACGATACCGTGGGACAGGTTCTTCTACGATCCGCAGGCCAGCGATCATTTCTTTTCTGATGCGCGCTACATGGGCATTGTCACCTGGTATGACCTGAGTGACGCCATGCGTTTGTGGCCCGATGCAGAGGATGCGCTTGCTGCCGCCATGGCCAGTGGTCTGGCCGACGACACATACGAGGATAAGCCGCGTGTCCTGTGGGTGCAGGGCAAGGAACGGCGGGTTCGCGTTGTCGAGATGTATTACAAGGAGGGCGGGCAGTGGATGCGTTGCGTCTACACCAAGGGGGGATTCCTCGAAGAGCCTGCGCCTAGCGAATATCTGGACGAAGACGGTCTGCCGGAAAACCCGATCAAGGCTGCCAGCTTGTATGTTGACCGCGATAACAACCGTTATGGTTCGGTTCGGGTGCTTATCAGCCCGCAGGACGAGATTAACAAGCGCCGGTCGAAAGCGTTGCACCGGACGACCATGCGACAGGTCCGCGTCGGACTGAGCGCGTCTGCGGACAAGGAAAAGATCAGGAACGAACTGAACCGTCCAGATGGCGTGATTACCGCTGAAAAGGATGATTTTGAGATTCTTCCCGGTGGCGACTTGCTCAGTGCGGAAATTGCGCTGTTGCAGGAGGCCAAGGGTGAGATTGACCTGCTTGGGGCCAATTCTGCGCTGGCGGGCAAGAACGAAAACGACATGTCAGGCCGCGCCATCCTTGCACAGCAGCAAGGCGGCATGGTCGAGGTGGCCGACCAGTTCGATACGCTGCGTGAACTGACGCTGGAGGTCTACCGCGCGGTCTGGAATCGCATTCGGCAGGTCTGGACAGCCGAACGCTGGATCAGGGTGACAGAAAACGAGCGCAACCTGCGCTTTGTCGGGCTGAACCAGCAGGTCACGGTGCAGATGTTGGCCGAAGAGGTGGCCAAGGGCGACCAGCAGGCCATTGCCAAGGCTGCCGAGATCGTCGGGCCGCAATTGATGCAGGCTTACATGGCTGGCGACCAGCAGGCGCAGATGATGCTTGGCATGTTTGTCCAGCAGAACGCCGCGCAAGTTGTCGAGGTCAGAAACGCGATCAACGAACTGGACGTGGATATTGTCATTGACGAGGGCATGGACACGCCCACGGTTCAGGCCGAGCAGTTCGATGCACTGGTCAAGATGCTGCCCGCCTTCGGGCCGTTCGCACAAGACCCGCGCGTTCTTATGATGATTGTCGAGGCTTCCCAGCTACGCGACAAGGACAAGTTGATCGAATATCTTGAGCAGGCCATGCAGGGGCCATCGCCCGAAGAGCAGCAGCTTCAGGAAACTATCAAGCAGCTACAGATTGCCGGTGCGGCTGCCGATGTGGACAAGACCAAATCGGAAGCGGTCAAGAACATCGCTCAGGCGCAGAATGCAGGCGCACAGCCGACCGATCCGATGGAGCGGGTGTTCCGCGCCGCCGAGATCGAAACTGACCAATACAACGCGGTGACAGACCGGATGCAGGCGATGCAGCCCGAGCATCCGAGGGAAGCCGCTTAACAGTTCAACGTCGAGATGACGTGGAAGGTGCCGCCGACCCACGGGCGTGTTGAAAAGTGCCGCCGACTAGACGGGCGTTAGAGGGTAACATGGACGAGAAGGAAGATATTCTGCCGATGGACCAGACCGGGCGACCGGAACTGGTAACAGAACCCCGACTGAAGGAAGAACCGGAACCCGCAGTGGAACCGGCCCCGATTGACGAAAGGGAAGGACAGCCCCGCGATGAAAGCGGCAAGTTCGCATCGAAGGAAAAAAAGGGCGTTGAGCCAGAGGCCGAACAGCCGAAGGAGCCGGTGCCGCCGACCGGAGAACTTCCCCAGGACGTTTACGAACCCCTCAAGGCAGTTCGGAACGAAAACAAGGAACTGAAGGCACAACTGGAGGCCATGCGCCAACAGTTCGAAAGGCAACAGCCGAAGGAAGCGCCACCGCCGCAATTCTGGGATGACCCGGACAAGGCATTCGACGCGCGTTTTCAGAAGTTGGTGCCCCAGATCGTGCAACAGTTGGAGCAGCGGCAGACGGTGCA